TGCATGGACAAGAGTTTCATTACAAGAATGAATCTTGTTATATCTCAAAGTATATTCAGAGGATAAATTCAACCCCCATTTGATCAACCAATAGGCATTATGGATACTTTCCATTGCCCATTGGGTACAGGGATGATTACGAAATGCACCCTTTTCAGTTCTGTAGGGAGTTCCATCAGACTTAGGTAGAGTGCCATAGTCATGACCCCATTTTTGAGATGCCACAATGGAAAGCATTTGGCAACACTCAAGAGGCATTTTGACAATATGTTTATCTGGAAGACATGTAGCACTTTCAATAGGTAAAGGAGACGTCACAAAAATATTCATAATTAAGCAGGTTGAGGACCTCCAACGATTATAGCAGAAGGGATTTGTGCCTGAGCAATTTTAACTGCATGGCATTGATTATCTGCATCTACAATGATTTCTAGATATCTACTATCTTTGGGAAGTTTATATCTAACTTTGTATTTCATCCAAATGTTGAATCAGGTTCAAGAGCAATAAAGTAAGTCAAATTATACTTGGAGTTCACAAACTTAGATGATTGCCTTTGTGAAACAATTACATCATAAGATCCTGGAATAATTTTAATGTTCTCAACTTTGAAGTTAAAAACAAACTCAGCATCAGTTTCTCCAACCACAATAGAATACTCATTAGAAGTATCATTGTTCTTGTCTCTGACCACAAGACGAATTACTCCTGCTTCACCAACTGCAGAAAGATCTGGAAGTTTATAAACAGCAGATGCTTTGATTAGTTTATCCAGTTGTGAATGTTCCAGTTGAAAGCAAACATCTTCTGAGGGAAGATTTACTTCTTTATCTGGAGGAGTGAAAATAACTTCTGGGTCTGCATAGAAATATTTTACTTTACGCTTGCCTTCCTTAATTGTAATATACTTTTCATCAGCAAAGTCCAGATCTGGATCTTGATGAAGAGTAAGTCCATTCAAAAATTCATTGAGATCATAGATTGCCACATCTTTTGGGAAATCTTCATCTACATTTGCCTCAGCATAAATGTTCTTGAGGATGTTCATAGTCCTAATCTTAGAACCTTTCTTAATCAGAATAGACTGATTAATGGATGAGAAGTTCTTCAGAATAGTGATAGTATTATCAGTAAGTTTCATAGTTTGAGGTTTTAGTTTCACTTGTTTTCAATGAGATTGAGGTGATTAATTAAAAGAATAGTATAATGCAAAACCTTGAAAAGATCTGCACGAGGAGTCCCTTTAGTATCATACCTATCAATATACTTGGTTACATTTCCAGCACAGAATCCTTCTCTACGATTGTGCTTGATTTTGTCTAGAGTCTGCTCTGTTCCACCACCAGTCCTATCCACATAATGTTGACTGTAGGTACTAGCAATATACTGCTCTAGTTGTTTTAAAATTTTATCTTCGTTATATTTCCAAAAATGATTTGATTCAGGCATAGAGGGAGTGCTAATGGTAATCTCATTCAAACTGTAAGGATACTCATCCATAACAAAATAATAAATTAGTCAACCAATATGTTATCACCAAAAGGGTCAAGAGTCAACCATGACACTAAAACCCTTTTGTTTTTCAAACCTAATAGTGGATTCAAACTTGTCCAATAACTCATCAGTTTTATGAGAGATTACAAAGACATTAGAATCTTTAATTACAAATTTAATAATCTTAGTAAAGTATTCAGTTCCAAAGTCATCTAAAGAACTGTCAAATACTTCATCCAAAATTAATAGATTTGTATTAATTGAGTTTTTAAGTTTTGCTATTTCTCGCCAAGTAAATAAGATGGAAAGATCTATTCTCATCTTTTCCCCTTCGCTGAAAGAAGAGTATGAGAAATCTTCATAAATTGGGTTTAAAGATTTCTCATTAAATTCTTCATCTAAAGTAAAGTTGACAGAAAAATCCATCAACTCCAAAAACTTATTTAAATTGTAGTTAATTGCAGGAAGATACTTTTTAATTATTTTAGTTTTAGCCCCATCATCTTTTAATAGTAGATGAATGAACTCATGATTTAAAAGTTCTTCTTTCCTGGTTGAAATTTCTGTTATTAACTTGTCTAAACTCTTTTTTAATTGTGCTAACTTTTCATGCTCAGTATCAGTGTTTTTGTTTCTTGTGACAAGTTTTTGAATTTCTTGTTGTAGATCTCTGTGCTGTTTTTCAAGCTCAGAAACTTTAACATGGTTTTGATTGAGTTCATTATTGAGTTTAGTAATCTCCTTCGAAATTTCTAGAAATTTAAGTTCATTTTGTTGTTCTTCTTGAATTGTAGATTCAAGTTCATCACATGCAGACTTAATTTCAGATTGCTTACTTTCAATGTCTGCTATCTTATTTAATCTAAATTCATCTTCAATGGATTGTGTACAAGTAGGGCAAACCCTATTATCCTCAAAAAACCTTTTATCTTCTACAAAGTTTGATACTTTTTGATTAAGTTTAATTTTCAACTCTTCTAATTTTTTTAACTTAGCAGAAGATGTAGATGAGGATTTAATTTTGTTTTCAAGTTTACCAATAAGAGATACTAATTTTTTATTACTTATATTTAAATTTTCCTTATCTTTTTCAATGGAAACTTGTTTGTCCTGTTTAACCTTTACATCTTCCTGGTTTCTTTTCTCCAACTCATTGATAAAACTTTCTTGTGTTTCAATTTTATCCGAGCAGTTTTCTTTTTTATATTGAAGTTCCTTAATTTGATCCTTGAGTTCTTTAATTTTAGTCTTTGCAACATCATTCATGGAAGAGAACACTTTAATGTCCAAAAGATCTTCTACTACTTCCCTCCTATGCTGTGTGGATAACTGCATAAAAGGAATAAAATTAGATGATCCTAGAACTACAATCTGAGTAAAAGACTTGTAGTTCATCTTCAGAATAGTTTGCTCCAACCACTTCTGCTGATCATTTGCAGAAGCAAGTTGATTTTCTTCTTGACCATTCTTATAAATTTTAAAAATGTTTGGTTTGATTCCTCGCTCAAGTTTCCAAACATTTTCTCCCAACTCAAACTCAACTTCAACTAGGCAATCTTTTTCATTGACTGTATTGACCAGTTGTGTTTTACTAATCTTTCTGAAAGGTTTATTAAATAACGCAAAAGTAAGAGCATCCAAAAAGGTGCTCTTACCTGCGCCATTCCTACCAATAATCAGAGTTGAATTGTGGTTAGTAAAATTTATCTCTGTCCAATAATTCCCAGAACTCAAAAAATTTCTATATTTTATTTTTAGGAATTTTAACATACTCAGGAGGAACTACAATGTCATTAGGGGTAATTATTGCATACTGACAGTTTAACTGATCACATGCCATTATGGCAACCTCTGGATCTACTTCAGTAACTTCCATTCCATCATATCCAAGATCTTCCAACATTCCCAAGTACCTATCAGCATCATCTTCTTCTTCAAAGATAAAAAGAACGCTGTCACCATATTCATTGGCAACTGCATATGCTCCTTCGTTGTCTTGGTCTGCAGAAGTTAATATAAACATTATATTAATTGAAAAGATTCTTGATAGATGGTATTGAGAAGGTCTTTAATTCTATTTTTATTTAACTCAATTTCAGATTCATCAACATACATTTTTAACAAGGATAATGTATCCTCATTTTCAACACACTCTGATGCATCAAATTGATCATTAATAGTCACTTGTTCAATGACTTTTAGATCCTGAACATTTGCTTCTACAAGAGAATTTAAAAACTTCTCATACTTAACTTGATCTTTTCGTTCCTTAACTATCAGTTTGACTATGCAGTTTTCATATTCAGATAAATCAACAGAAACATCATCAGTATACTGAATGACTTTAAACATTTGATATGGATTATCAATCTTAGTAATCTCTAGTGTTTCTGTATCAAAGATAGTAAATCCTCTAGTATCTCCATAATCATTCCAATACAGTTGATATGGATTACCTAGGTAGAAGATTTTCCCATCATCATTTCTTGTGTGATAATGTCCAGAAAAAACCTTATCAAATTTATTGAAAATGGACTTATCTCGTCCATTATGTTGGATCTGCCCCTTATGGGCATAGAACCCACTCAATTCAAGATGACCCATGGCAACCCTTGCATATGATGTTTGAATTGATTGTAGGGTCTCTGCCTCCCCATCTGGAGTGATCCATGGGATGAATAAAACATCAAGTTCACCAACTTGAACATTAGTTGGTTTAGTGTACACGTTAATGTTCTTATAATTATTCACCAACAGCATTGGACTGTTAAGATCAGTTGTGTTCTTATAAAAGATATCGTGGTTGCCAAGAATTACATGAACCTTATATTTTTTCAAAGGTTCAAGAATAACCCTTCTAGTCCAATCAATACTCCAATAATCAGTTGTCTTTCTATTGTCAAACATATCTCCCATATGAATGACAGTATCAACTTTATATTTTTTTAGAGTGGGAAAGAATACATTTTTATAAAACTTCTCAAAATAATCATGAAAGGTTTTATTTCCCTTCTTAAAATTGAAATGAGTATCAGTAATAATTGCTACTTTCATGTAGTAAATCTATAATTAATACTATCTTTAATGCC